CCTGAGCCCAGCAAAAGTGGAACTGGATTGTGTCAGATGATCCACTCCGTCTCCCCCGACATCAGGTATCTATTGCGCATCGCATATCAGGCTGGCTATCATCGAGCTATGGATACCAGTAGGCAGTCCGACGCGGACCGGATCCAGAGGTGGGAGGATGATCTCACCAAACTCATGGCCTCACGCAAAGAGGCGCAGCTCCAGGCTGACGTCGCGTATCAGCATCTAAACCAGATAGACCGGCAGATCCGTACCCTCGAGGGACTTATCATCTCGCTCCGCCAGGGACAGCTATCTCTCGACCTCAGAGAGGACTGTCCAGAGTGACGCTAGAGCAGAAGATCGAGTACATCGAGGAGGTCATCGCTTTCTACGCGTCAGAGCTCAACTACGCAGGTCCCAGATACATCTCCACAGGATCGCAGACTCCGCTCGATACCTTCTCTCCCATCATGCAGGACAGAGGGAGTCGAGCCCGGACTCTGCTCGCCACACTCCACCGAGAGATCGACGCCCATCTCGGGCAATCCTCTACGAGTAACTGATGGCCATCAGCGATCGGATACTCAGAGTCAGAGAGATAGAGGACAGGTGGCTCAGAGATCCAAAGGACCTGCCACTCGAGCTCCGTGCTGATCTCGTAGCTCTCGCACACATGATCCGAGAGATGGATCTAGAGACGACTCAGCTGCTGAAATTCCATCGCACAGCCTACGACAAACTAAAGCTCGAGCTCGCGATGGTGAGAAAAATCTCTCCCCTGATGTGCCAGTGCAAAGATGATCCGAAGACCTGCCCAGTGCACCTCTCCACACCCGATCAGACCACATCGTAAATTCCGCTTTGCAGAATCAGGCAGAGATGCTGAGATATAAAATTGCACCGCGATATGGAGGATGCACATGAAAGCAACTAAAAAATCCGCTCCGAAGAAAGCTGCTCCGAAGAAGCCCGCTCCTAAAAAAGCAAAGAAGTAGGTGATCAGCTGCTCAGGCACGCATCCTTGCTCAGACGCCACAAGCGTCCATGCTCGATCAGATCTCACGACCTGACGGCGCTCCTGAGCAGTGATCCCCTATAGTGTATGTCCAACTCACGAGACGACCAAATACAGGTGGGCCAAATATCGACCAACCTAGCATCGGCGACCTGTGAGTGGATCCACTCAGACCAGGGCCGAGAGCTCTCCATCTCTATACGCGGTGAGATACGCCTACCCATCGCCCAGGCCATGAGTCTAGTCTCTGACCTACAGACATCCATCAGAGAGATCCTATGCCTGCACTTGGGCGCTCCCGCGCAGGACACAAAGCCAAAAGGATCGGCGAGGCGTTCGAGGCGCTGATCGCTAGATCCGCAGCCCGTGATGACATCACTGCCATCCGTATCCCCGACTCATGTAGACGCGTCCGTCGTGGTGCCTCCATACAGCTCATGCAGATCCGCAGCCCATTCGACTATGTCCTGCTGCGCTGTGGTCAGGCCATCACCATGGATGCAAAGACAGTAGACGCCGACACCTTCTCCTACTCCAGTATCTGCCAGCATCAGATCCACTCACTCTCCCTCTGCGCGAGAGATGCGCTCCAGAGCGGATACCTGATCTGGTACAGGCTCTCTGATCGTGTCGTCTGGCATCCAGCCCAGACAGTCACTCTCCCCCGCCGATGGCTTTGACATCGGAGGCTCAGGCAGACTCTACCTGGACCGCCTCTATGCACCTCAGACCTTGACTCAGAGAGACATCCAGCCGACAGAATAGATATGGCCAGTGATGCCAGCCAGTCGGCGCCGAAGACATCCTCAGAGATCCCACCACTCCAGACCAGGAAGAGAAACGGTCGCGAGCAGTGGATCACACCGCAGCGTCTACAGAATTTTATGTGGACCTATCCAACCGCTGAGGTCACAGCCAGATACTTCGACGTCGGCATCCAGCCATTAATTAGATATATCAAACGCTACTGGGGACTCACCTTCGATGAGTTTCGCGATAAAAATATGTCGCACACAAAGAATCTCCTCGCTCAGAAGGCCATCGACATGGCTCTCAACAAAGACAACATCGCAGCCCTGATCTTCTGTCTGAAGAATATCAATGGCTGGTCCGACTCCATCAGTGTCCAGCCAGGATCCATGAGCAGTATCCAGCTCAGATACTCGCTAGATACTCCGCCCACTCCGCAGCCCACGAGAGACGTGACTCCGGAGCCAGAGAATGCAGCGTAGGCGTAGAGACATCCCCGCACCATTCAAACGCGAGATCAGCCAGGGCTGGGTGGCGCGCGTGCGCATCGATGGGAAGACTCACGAGAGCAGGCATGAGGACTACGACGATGCCCAGAGGTGGATCATCCAGCATCTCATCCGCGATGCGAGAGAGCACCTTCTGTGGCTAGAGAGTGAGCTGAGAGACCTGGACCAGCGACGATGAGTGAGGTCATCCCCCCGCTCCAGGAGTTCCTCCCGCTGCCAGCCCAGCTCCAGGTCATCAGAGACATCCGGAGGCAGTACGACTACAGCCAGGGCACACATGAGGTGCTGCTCAGTGGATCGGTGGGATCTGCTAAATCCCTACTGCTCTCACACCTGATCACCACCCACTGCCTGATCTATCCAAATGCGCATGTGGGAGTGGGCCGACGGGTATTTAAAGACCTGAGAGACACGCTGCTCGAGGTGATCAAACAGCACAATGAGGGAGTGCCGGTCGAGTACCACGGCGTGACTGGCAAATTCACCTACCCGAATGGATCCATCATCCGTCCTTTCTCGTGGGCCGATCGCCACTACAAGAAGTTCCGCTCGCATGACTTCACCATGTTTGTCATCGAGGAGCTCACAGAGAATGCAGACGAGGAGTTCTACAACGAGATCTACAACCGGATCGGCAGACGTAGAGATGTGCCAGAGAAGCTCCTAGTGTCAGCCACCAATCCAGACGATCCAGAGCACTGGGCATATCGGAGATTCTTTGTAAACATCTCGCCTAGACGCCACGTGTATAAGACCAGGACCGCTGACAATCCCTATCTGCCAGCGAGCTATGTGCAGTCACTCAAAGAGACGCTGGATCCGCGCATGGCGCTCAGGATGCTAGAGGGTGAGTGGATCCCGATCCGTGCTGAGGTGATCTACCATCAGTACGACACGGATCTCAATCGCAGGCAGACCAGATACAAGCCGGATCCGAAGCGAGAGATCCACTGGTGCTGGGATTTCAACATCGGCGACGGCAAGCCACTCTCCACCTGTTTCTTCCAGCACGACGGCTCTACCTTCCACGTCTACCAGGACATCGTCGTCCAGGGCCTACGTACTGAGGACATGCTCGAGGAGGCGTGGTCCAGAGGACTGCTCGACATCGACACAACCTACGTCATCAATGGTGACGCGACAGGCAAGCACAGAGACACCAGATCCCGGCACTCGGACTATGAGATCATCAAGACCTGGCTATCGAATGCACGGACCAGGGATGGCAGACCGATCAGATGGAGAGTGGATGTACCACTGGCGAATCCAAAGATCAGGGAGCGGCACAACCTGGTCAACGGGATATTGCACAACGCAGCAGGGGATCGTAGGCTGATCGTGTATGCCGACGCACCAGTCGTGCATGAGGGACTGATGCTGACAAAGCTCAAAGAGGGCGCTGACTACATCGAGGATGATAGCAGATCCTATCAGCACGTGACGACAGCTCTCGGCTATGGTGTGGTCGCAAAGCTCAGAGAGAAACAAAAGTCTACGATGACATCGATCAGGAGATAGAGATGCCGAACGTACTCGATGGACAGTACCGAAAGACAGTGATAGACGACATCTCTGGATCAGAGAACAGAGCCAGGAAGAATGACTCTCTCCGACGCTTCGACATCTATCAGAAGCGTCAGGAGAGATACCTCAGAGAGAAGCTCATGCGCGAGTACTCAAAGACCACGGTCGATGAGATGCGCATCATCAGCTCTATCAATCTCGCACCACGTATCGTGAATGAAAAGGCATCGCTCTACACGAAGGCTCCGTCGAGATCCTATGAGCGATACTCCGGCGCGGCACTCACTGAGCGAGAGATCTCACAGATCGAGCAGCTCACCACTCAGGCGAGACTCGATGAGCAGCTGAAGAAGGCCAATCGATACTACAAGCTAGAGAACCAGTGTGCGGTGCAGGTGATCCCGAAAGAGGGACGCATCCAGGCCCGAGTGCTGCTGCCACACTACTACGACGTCATCCCACGCGATGATGATCCTGAGCGCGCCTACGCCTATATCATCTCGGTCTATGATCGCAGCCTCCTCTATAACCAGACGTTCGCATCTCTCGGATCTGGCTACACGAACTACCTGTCAGAGCAGGAGTCCGATCAGATTAACCAGACGATCGCAGATGGGGATGATCAGAAGAAGAAGCTAGAGCGATATATCTGGTGGACTGCCGAGTACAACTTCATCACCGATGGCACCGGCGCTATCATCGATGAGCGTGGTCAGGCCATCCGCTTCCTCTCTCCAGAGGATCTAGCGATGATCGCAAACCCACTCCAGCGCCTACCGTTCGTCGACATCGCCACAGAGAAAGAGTTCGAGTATTGGGTGAGAC